GGTTTTCACCCTGTGAAGGGGCTTTTATAGAACCATATGAGATGGTACTAGGGCGTGAGCTTGTTCAGAAAAGTGGCAACACTTTTCTGCTTTAACCCACTTGTGTGGGGGATTCGTCTTTTTGAGGTCTATGTATAATAGTTATAACACCACACATATCATTACACAGTATATTTTCTAGAATGCAAAAGTATTAACACACACTATTCCATTGAAAAAGCGTGGCACATTGTATAAAATTATCATCTGTAGTGTTTAGGCAATCCGAAATGTTTGGCGTTCTGGCTAGAGTTGCATCCACCTCCTGGACCAATAAATTCAAGAAGGGCCTCTGTGGCATTTGCAAGGGCGGCATGTGTACCAAGTCCAACTGTAGACGGGAACAACCAGAACCCCAAAGCCTTTTTAGGCTTCAAGCCCAGGTTTAATTACCTCCACGTGATAGCATTGTGAAGCTGTCATGTGTTCAAATATTCACACCTAAAAATACCAATTCCAAACAAAAACAACGGCGCAAACCACGAAATAAAGCAGGCCAACGAAAAGCTGCTATTAACGCCGATTATAATAGATTAGAAACTGTCGCTCGCCGTATTTACGGTCGAGGCGACTATAAGCAAGTAGTTAAACAAATCAAGGGACTTACCAACCAGTACAAGCTTGCATCTCGTATTGGAGCCACGGCCGGGCGTTATCTCTCTCCTGCAATGGGAGTTAACACCTCTGTTGGATCCAATATTGGACGCAATCTTGGAATGACCTTTTCTAAAGTTACAGGTTGGGGAGATTATGATGTAGCGGAGAACACTCTTGTTCGACCCTCAACCGTCCCCGATTTCGGTACCCAATCTATTAGGGTTACCCATAAGGAATACCTCGGCAATGTGTTAGGTAGTATTGATTTTCAGAGTACGATCTATCGATTGAATCCTGGAATATCTGACTCCTTTCCATGGCTCGCAGGTATTGCTCGTAATTATCAACAATACCGCTTTAATGGAATGCTTTTTCAATTTGTATCCACATCCGCATTCGCTCTTAACTCTATTAATTCAGCCCTTGGGAAGGTCATACTCGCAACTAACTACAATTCTGAAGACTCTGAGTTCGACAGTACTGTAGCCATGTTGTCCACACAATTCTCTAACTATGGCAGACCAGCTGAAGGTCTTACTCATGCCATTGAGTGTGCACCACAAGAAACCCCAGACAATGTATATTACATTAGAACAGATTTAGAACAGAAAGGAAAGGATCTTAGGTTTACCGACCTGGGATTTGTACAGTTAGCAACGGAAGGAATGCAATCAGATTCTGAAGTTGGAGGTCTTTGGGTCACTTACGATGTCACTTTTTTGAAACCTATTATCAATAAGAACATCAATCTTGATGTTGGTATTGATCAATTCATCGTTGAGTGTAATACCGATGACCTCTACGCCGGCAATGTCACTATTCGCAACAACAAACTCGCTGGAAATTTAGTGGTTGACGGAAAACAAGCCATTTACACGTTTAATGCAGGTGTCTCATCAGGGACGTATGTTCTTATTGAAGAATATGACATCTATGATACTGAGTCCAAAGTTGTATATGCTGGTGGAGGTCCAAATTGGACTACCAACAATTGCACCATGGTCACTGACACGGATTTTAATGGCCCGTATAACTCACAGTACCAAGACCCTACTGGGACTGGGATGTGTGCAGATACTTTTTCCCAAATCAACTACACCGCAGCCATTGCTGTCAGAACTGTCTTTTTCAAAATCACTGGACCTCGGCCATCATTCACTAGCTCGGCCTTGCAACTTGCAGGACCTCGAGCCTGGAGTAGGTACTCAATTATTCCAATATCCTACGACAATACTCCAGACGCCGCCGGTCCACCTATTCCTCCATAATAAACTTTATTTTCACCCAAAATGTACATTACTCCATATTAATAAATTTTCAATATTAATAAATTTTATCTTTTATAATAAATTTTTAGAATGTACATCTTATTGATACCACAAACGTCAACAAATTCTTAGAGATGAGACTAATCAACACATAACTTTTTAATGGCATGCGCCCCTATGAGGGATAGTCCTGCGGGATAATTGCACCCTAATAGAAAAGAAGGGTTGTGTTGTGCGGTCTCAAATTTTTGAAGGTCTGACCTTGATCCCTTCCCGTGGGTCAAGGATGGAACCTTGATGGGCGTGGTGTTGGTAGAGTGTGTTATGTACCAAGTCTTTGACTTGATGACATACCGAAGCTAGTAACAGTATTGAATGCAGGAGTAACGACCCTGGTTATCATCAGAATTCTGAAGCTAGTTAGGGCTAGGTGATATCAAATCTTCCCCGCGTGTGATTGCCGAGTGTGGAGGTCTCTGGGCTTTGCCAACTAAAAAGGAGACCGTTGAAGCCATAAGGAAAGCTGCGGAGGGGAAATCTAACAAAACCAATATGAATCGAGGGACCATCAATGATGCGAATGATACATGTATAGTTTTTAGATGTAGTGTAGATTATACTATGGAGATATCAATAACCGTCACTAATTTGGAAGATCTTAATGAGTACAGTGACGAGGAAGAGGGGGAGTTCAACCTCACATGGGAACAACCAGACGGCACTTTCGCCGCACAAAAACCAGAGCAACACGACTCCGTGATGGAGTTCGACTCTACTCTGGGCTATCCGGGCGAGGGCCCTGAGATTTTCTCCATGAGGAGAATTGTTGACACTTTCCCTGCACAGATCGATTGGGACAAGAAGCGGATCTGCTGTCTGGAGGAATGCAAAGTGGTTGGGCATTATCATCAGATTAAGCCATCCAAGAAGAAGCCAGCTGATGAGAAGAAGAAGCCACTCACTGGCGCTGCTCTCCGGACAAAACGGAAGGGAAAGCTTTGCACAAAACATGCTATCGGGACTGAATGCGAAAGAGATCACTGCCATTGCAAGGCGCAACTTGAGGTTGGCGACCCAACTCGATTTTTAAATGGAGTTCACAACTCTATTCACGATGATGAAGAAGACAACTTAATTCTTCAACAACAAGATGAGTGGACTGCCTTGTTCAATCAATCAGAGGACGAGGAAGAGGATAAGCTTGAAGAGCCCCCACCCTCTAAGACAGAGACAAAATGGAAAAAGAAAGAAAAGAAGGACTCGTCCCCAGTTCAGTGGACACAAGTCACCGTCAAACTGCCGAAAGCAATCGCCACAAACACACCCACATCACAATCATCAACTTCATCTGTCACATCACATTCATTTTCTTCGTCATCTTCATCCACCACGACGTCATCCTCATCATCATCTTCATCCTCCACTTCAGACACATTAATCCCTTCCCAGGGACCACCCACGTTTTGCGTGGAGAATAAAACTGAAGTGAAATATAAAGACTGTGACCCAGATCCGGCTTTTTGCATAAAAGCTCTCTTGGGCATGCAACATCCGCTTGCTCATTGTGTTCTTGAATGGATCCACAGGGATGACGACTACTATGAGTTCTTCTACGGGAATAAGAAGAAGCAACTGAAATGGTACGACGAAAGATTTCTTGATGACGGATATCTATATTATTCTCAGGACGGTAGCTTGCTTCGGACCCCTCAAGGGAACCGAGAAGAGCACGCCGCTATGAAACGTCTCCCTGACCTTCTCAAGGATTACGAGCATAAGGATCCGTCACCTCCCGACATTGAAACACCCATTGCTCCAGAACAAAAACAAGAAGACGAAAAGAAAGACGAACAAGAAGATGAGAAAAAATATGAAGACGAAGATGAATATGAAGAGGAAGACGTTGTTCCTCCTGGGCCCATCCCGCCCATTCCTGTCCCCCCTGCTATCATCCCTCCTGCGCCTGTGTGTGTTTTTCAACACGCGCCCGTGGCGCCCATTCCAGCTGCTGTTGTTCTTCAACCAGCACAGTGGAGGGGTCTTTTAGCCGGGCGGATTCGAGTGTACCCGGTCCCTCGTGTGAACTGTCAACACCTTTGTGATGCCGATGACATTGCACCACAGCATCTGGTCATTGATCGTTTCGATGCTACTGTCAAGGGCGTTATGATCTTCCAGGAAGGAGGAGTTAATGAAAAAGAGTGGTGGAATGGTTGTTGGCACAGTTTTTGGAGCATTTTTCTTAAAACCAGCACCGAATACACCTACCCTAATACCCAAGGTCTCGAGGGGGTCATACCTGTTGGTTCCCGGACTCGGGATGCCACCGAGGAAATCACTCGTATGGGGTGGACCCGACGGGGCCGATACAACAGGGTTAATCATTTACTTTGTAAAGCCGGGCTCACACAATATCGCTTAGCTAAAGTTTACTCACGATTCGCGCTCCTTCTTCGAGGACAAGCCGAATTGATGAAGATGCATGCTGTCACTGGGGATGGCAAAATTAACTCACGCTACCTGAATGCATTAATCCACAAAGCCGTCAGTTACAAAAAGATGGTAAAACATCTCCGTCGACGACCTCAAGTCTTCGTTGACACAATTTGCTATGTTTTCAATCAGGCTGTTTCCGAAAGATTACATCTCCTAGCCGTTGTCGGCACTAAAAAGGAGCCACGTCCTGAACTTTTTTAGATTCGGGTTGTGTTACTTTTGAAAAAGAGTACCATGGCCCTATGATTCAAAAGACTGTGGATTTCGATGAGACTAGCTGCACTAAGGAGTATCATTACAGTGGAGAGTTCGATTGCCTTGCTGGGCATGAATTCTTCGATGTAAAGACAGGAGTGATTGACTTTGAACCCGCTTCGGCTGGGCGTCCCTCCACTCAACAATGGAACTTGAAAATTGATCACACTTATAGATCACGACTGGGCTTTGGATGTGTTCATCGAGCCGTTATTTATGGTAACACTAATTACAACATTAACTTTGGGATGCGACGCTTGACGTCATTGCGTTTTGCAGAAAGTACAGGAAAGGACGCCCGGTTGGCCAGAAACCAAGCGAGATTCGTTCGGGAGCATGCTCCTGCTCTTTCGAAACTTGCTGACCTGTACGAAAAACACTTTAAAGATTATGATGGGGCTGGGGAGGAGGCCTGGGCACATTCGGCTGACCCCCACATCAAGCGTCTGCTGCGTATGTTTGCTTGGCGGGACCTTGAGGAGTCAGGAGGTGAATTTGACCATTTATGGGTTAAATATGTCACTTACAAAATGAAGAAAGATGAATTTGCTAAGACTGGGAAGTATCCTAGAATGATTGGAGATCTGGGCGTCGCTGCCAGTTTGCAGGGATTTCGTATTACGGAATTTCTTAAACAGGCACAAGCCAAGGAGATCTACCAAGAATTCGGATGTGACTTTGAATTTGTCAAATCCCCGGCAGCCAGGAACTTGGAGAAGACATTTCGATCGTTAATTGAACCTGAGCATCGTGCTCATTTCAGTTATTTTTCTGACGACTCCAGTTTTTCGGTTCGCGACGCTGAAGGAAAAGTTCACACTTTTAATATTGACATTTCCTCTTGTGATTCTTCACATGGAGATGCAATTTTTGAATCCCTTCTCGCCATCCTTCCTGGCAGACTCAAAGACGATATGCAACGACTTCTTGATCAATGTAAACTGCCTATTCGCGTTCATGACGTTAATAGCAAGAATTTCGTCACCCTCCAACCACATCGTTATCGACTCTATTCTGGGTCAACCATCACCACTGCAATCAACAATCTCGCCTCTTTCCTTATTGGATTATCCATTGCCGAATCCGGAGCCACAACAGAAGCCGGGCTTATTGCCGCTGCTGAAAAAGTTGGTTACGTTATCACTTGCAAGGAAAACACCCATTATTCTCAAATCCAATTCCTTAAACATTCTCCAGTTTATGACACGAACAGTGAGCTTCGGGCTCTTCTCAATTTTGGTGTCATGATCAGAAGCAGCGGTGTCTGCCACGGGGATGTTGTCGGACCTAAGGGAATGACGCTCCAAGAGAAGGCTGAGAACTATCAAGCCAATTTCATCCAAGGGTGCTATCCCAAAGCACACACTCCATTCGTTGATTCCATGCGACGAAAAGTTGTCAAGCCTATCACTATCGCTGACCTAGAGTATAAAACCGATCATTCAGACCTAGATCCTCACTTTTTTGTGAGCGACGAGGAAGCCTTCCGACGATACGGACTGGATGACGCCGGCATCGCACAAGTCAAGATTCTTTCCACTTGCAGTTTCGGGGAATTCGTTGCCAACCCTGGACTCAATCGGATTCTGAACATCGACTACGATCTTGACTGCTGTTGATCATGGAACGGGGCCCAATTTTTGGGATAGGAAGTCACATTATTACTGAC